TTAAACTTTTGCTTCATTTTTATTGTCTTCTGTTGTTGTTTCTGTAATTTTTCCTAAGTATTTAAAGCCTTGTACGGCTCTAAAATGCCCTCCATAGCCTGCCACCATTACCTTTTCACCCCCGATAGGTTTGCAGGTTTTTATCATTGAAGCTCGGCTTCGGGCTTTGTTATCTCCGTGCAATTTAGCAGAAGTTTGTTCCCATTTATTAGAATGGCGAAGGTAGTTGCACAGTTGGGGGTGTGAGGTATGAAAAAAAGTGTGTAGTTTGCGATTACACCGCCCGTTGCCCTCCAAATGGTACTGCATTACAAAGTTGAGAAATTGAGTACCTACGCCCGCTCCTTGCCATTCGGGCATTACTACTAATCGGGTAGCACGGTAGGCATTGGCTGTGAATAGAGGAGTGACAGCAACGTGGCAAACAAGTTCACCATTGACTGTACCCACAAAGTATTCGGCGCAAGGAGGGTGCTGTAGGTCTAAATAGTAATGTTCTTTAAAAAATCGCCAGTAACTACCGTTTGCCTTCCAAACTTGGAGTTCAATAGGGGGTCGTTTTTGGACTTTTTTTTTACTTCTGATACTCTCGTATCATACACCCAATCAGGTTGCAACCATTCGATTATATCGTAATGACAAGATAACAGAATAATTTGTCGATTAGGCACGCGTCTCCACGCTTTAGCAAATGCCGAAGCCCCTATTTTGGCGATTTGGCGGTCGATTACGGAGGTAAATTCATCTACTATTACCTTGTCGGGGGCATCACAGATGAGGCGCGCTAAACCCGCACGAAACTGCTCGCCATTACTGAGGACTTTGAATGGACGCAACCAAGCGGGTACATCGCCGAGCCCTACGGCTGAAAGTGCGGAGGTTACTTCGTTCATTGACTTGTTAGGGGTAATATCCTCAATAATGGGTAGGTTCGGGTTCCACCCTTCGGCGAGGTTGGTTATACCGCTATCCCATATTTGTTTGCCTATGGAGGTTTTACCGCTTCCAGAAGGACCTACGATAAGCCCTATTTGCCAACCTTCATCTTCTATGGGTAGGTTGGCGGTGTGTTCCCACGTGTGCCCGTTTTCGGCATTGAAAAGGGACTTTACTTTTTCGGCACGAAAGGTTTTGAAGTTTTCGCTGGTGTGTTTGATTTTGATTTCCATTATACGCTTACGACTTTAAGGTTAGTAAATCCCATCTTTTGGAGTTTCTCGAATAGTTCTTTTTGTTCTTGTTCGCTACCTACTTTGATGATGATAGCGTGCTGTTCTTTGTACTTGAATTTTGCCATTTGTTTGTTTTTGTTTTTAATAAATAAAAAAATTGTTTTTTTTTTGTCGCCCCCCACAAAAAAAAAAAAAAAAAAAACCACGCAGGTACAGAAGACATATTGTCCTCCGTAGCCTGCGTGGTTATGTTTAAAATGATGTGAGAGTTATTTTAAAGCGGAGGACATTTTTTTACTGCTTGACCTCCTTTTTAGCAGTGCTTTAAAAGCGTTTTAAAAGCTGTTTAAATCTTCCACCGAAACGGCTTATATTTCCAAAGGATAAATACTAATACAGCGAGTAGCAAGAGCCAAAGGGTATGCCTTACGGGGCTACTTTTCAATTGTTTGCTTACTTGCTTAACTTGAGTGTATGCGTGTTTTTGCGCTTCAGATTTAATGTGAGTGTATGAATTATTATAAAGGGTACTATCAGCCTGCTGTAGGCTCTTAGAATGGGTGTTTGTAGCTTTAATTTTCACCTTTCCGTTTGTTACCCTTATGGTCTCGCTATCGCCGTCACGAATGCGGGTGTAGATGAGTTCGCGGGGGTTGCCTACACTGTCGGTGAGGGTTTCTAATTCGAGCTCGTAATTCTCTTGGGAGCTGTGGGAGAATTGGGAGCTGTGGGAGTTGTAGGCAAAGAGTTGGGTACTATCCTTATACTTTATAATACGCTCTTTCTGTACTTGGCGTTGCTCGGTAGTGATAACCTTGCGGGTACGACAACCTACTAAGGCGAGGAACGCCAATAATAATAGGGTTAATTTTCTCATTTGCTAATGTTTTTGTATTCGTCTTTTGCATCGAAGCAAGGGCAGGCTTTGGCGACAACAGGGAAGTCTCTGTGTCCTAAAATCTCGGCTTCGGGATAGAGGGCTTTAAGCTCGGTAAGGAGCTTCTTTAAAGCTTCTTTCTGTGCCACTGTGCGGGTATCTTTAGGCTGTAGCGTGTTTTTATCTATCCCACCTATGTAGCAAATGCCGATGCTATCCTTGTTGTGGTTAGTAACGTGAGCGGGGATTTTATTTACATCTCTGCCGAGTTCTACAGTACCGTCAAGGCGTACAATGTAGTTGTAACCTATCTCATTAAAACCTCTTTGTTTGTGCCATAGGTCGATATCTTTGACGGTGTGGTCTCTGCCCTCTGGTGTAGCGGAGCAGTGTACTACGAGGTAGCGGATGTTGCGTGTACTTTTTTTCATTTGGTTATTAGAGTATTAAGGTGAATAATATAGTAAGGGTTATGGTTATTGCCAAAGGGTTTACCCATAATACCCATTGGGCATTGTAGCTTTTAGGCTCTGGAGTTACACGCCTTTGAAAGGCTTCATACTGCCAACGTTGGGTATCGTCAAGCAGGGGAAAGTCTTTGTCTGTAAGCGGGCAAAAGTAAAAGTACCCAAAGCCAAAGAAACAAGCTACTGCAAGCAAGGGCAAGAGTATGTATAGCCAGCTGTAAAGTTCGGCACAAACAATAAGTCCTCCAATGAGTATTAAGGGTAATATGATGTTGGCAGAGCGGGTAAAACTTCTTATTTTACCTGCAAATGGCACTATATAACTGAGTGCAAATAGTTTGATGATGTGTTTTCGCATATATTTTTTCATATTCTTTTAGATTTTAAGGATAACCAGCAGGGCGACTCTCTAATAATGAAATCCTATTTTCTAAATCGGCTACTTTATTATACATATTTTGAAAGTCTTCAAATAAAGTAGTCAAGCTATTTCCATTAACACTTACCGTTTGCGCATTAAAATTTATACTATCCTGCGCAGTTAATGATATTGTTTTATATCCAGATATATTAGCATTCATTGAATCATCACCACGAAAATTTACATCTTGAGCATGAACATCAAAGAATTGTACAATTCCTTGTCCGAAACTACCTCTTAAATAGATACCCTGATTGGTTTCTAAGGCAATATTAACTCCAGATACTATATCAACTCCTTTTCCAAAAAATTTGAGAAGTTCCTCACTTGAGTGGATGTATAGAGATTTAGAGGAAATATCCATCCTGCCTAAAGGATTAGATATGGATATCGCTGAATTTACAAAAAAACTAACGAGTTGTTTTAATTTTTCAAAAAATTCGTCTTTATCCATTTTTCCATTTATTATTGTTGCCAAATCCTTGTTGTTCTTAACTTGGGTAACAATTTCTTGAAGAGTATCAAGGGAAGTGTCGTCTACGCTTAGGGTAGTCTCTACTTGTCCCATTTTGGTTTGTAGTCCGTCAATAGCCTCTTTCAGCTGTTGCCCTGTGCCGTCATATCCGCCTTTGGGTAACAAGCCCGATACATCAGTAGGCTGCAAGCCCTCTAACTTCTGCTTGAGCTCGTTGGTGAAGTCATTAGATGATAAACCTTTGCCTTCCTCTTTGTTTACTTTTTTGTCGATGAGCTCTTGTAGCTTGGTATTAGATTTTAGAAGAGTAACAATTTCCTGCAAGGTATCGAAGTTTACATCATCTACTTGTAAGATGGTATGAATGGCTTGTATTTGGTTTTTCAACTCATCGAAGAGGGCACGGTGGGCATTGGTGTCATTGATGTGATTGAGCAGCTGCCCTGCTGATACTGTGTTCTCAATGGCTCTGCTAAGTCCCTCGATGTTGCTCATTGGAATTTGTTCGCTTTTATGCCAAAAACTGTCAATCCAAGCAGCGAAATGTTCTTGTGCGGGTTTCATTAAGTTAGAAAACCACTTTTTTAATGTCTTTTTTGGTGTCATATTACTAAAAATATTAAGTTATTACTTATTAGTTAAAGCCTATATACTCTATAAATTGCACCACACGATAAGGAGGCATATTGTTATGGGGTTGGTCGCCACCAGTGCTGGTAACATTTGCACTATGAGTTGAGCCCGTTGAGAACTCTCTTCCATCGCCTCCATTACCAGCGTCATCTTGGGTTTCACGATAGTATAGTTGGTGATTGTGAGCAGGCATTTCTTCAATAGTGAGTTTGTGAGAAAGTTCGCCTCCATATTTTAATAGACCATTCAATTGATAGTCTTGTGAGTCTTCGGGTTTCTTCACATAGTCGGGGTCGAGACCTATGGGCATTTTACCTCGTAGATTCACATACTCACGCCAGCCTGCAGGTATTTCATTAGCAGGTTTCCCCCATAAAGCAATGAGTCCAATAGGCACCGCTTGCTTTTGTTTTTCTAATTTTTCAATGCGCTTGAGGAGCTTTTCTGTCTCGGTGTTATCTGTTTTATTTTCTCCTAAATATTGGAGATTGTACACACGCTTAAAGTCTTCCCAATTGTAAGTCTTCTCAGGGGTAGAGCGACCAAAAGCGGCTGTGCGAATGTTTTCTAAGGAACGGAGGAAGCCGTCGTCAAAGGTTACTTCGTTAGTTTCCTCTTTGATGATAACGGTATCGCCTTTTGCACCTCCTTCAAAGGGGAAAAGTTCTCCGTTGATAAAGACAGTACCTGGGGTGATAGTGTTGCCTATCTCCTCGCAACCTGAGATAATCGCCTTATTGCCTGCAAGGTGTCCAAAATGGTTAAATAGGTTGTAGGCATTTTGCATAAAAGCGAGAAAACCAACATCAAAGGGATAGCCTGCGTTGTGTTCTGTATGTAACTTATTCATAATCCTCTCCCCGTTTCCCTCCTCGAAAGGGAGGGACAATCCGCACGGGGTAACGGTTTTAGTTATGATTTATTTCCCATCGTTTACCAGCTAATTTATAGAAGTTCACGAGGGCTTCTAACTTGTATTTGTCGTATTCTAAACCTTGTGGCAATACCACTATAAAGTCTACTCCCCCGTCGATATAGTCGCCTCGTTGGTAGAGGAAAAATTTTCCTAAATATAGGGGTTTGTTAGCACTGCGGGGGTAGATATACAATCTTTGTTTCTGCTTGCCGTCCTCAATACGTATGCGCCGTTGTTCGTCGTCAAACTCATCATTTAGAGCCTTGCGCAAATAGCATACTTGGCTGTTGTGAGCCAAGTCGTACAAGTCGGCTTGGCGAGCTCGCTGAAAGTCGTACAGCAGTTTGTGCAAGGGGGTTGCCAAGGTGCGTAACCACGCTATGAGCTTCGGCTTGCGCAGGAAGGTAGGGGTTAACAGCACGAGCAGTTTGTCGATATTAAGGTTATACATTACTGGTATAGATTATATCGTTAAAATTATCAATGGTAAAGTAGCCCGCGGTGGGTATCTTGCTTATTTCAATGGCTTCAAACGCGCCATAGCCTCCTCCGCTGGTGATGTTCTTACTTTGCGCGAGTACTAAATGCGGTATCTTCACTCCTTCGGCTTGTTGTAGCGCATCAATAAGGTGCGCTAATACAAGCTCACCATTAAAAGGCAGGCGTTTTAAATAGTCTTTAATTGCCGTTTCTACGGGCTTGGTAGCGTGGATGATACTCTGTCCGTTGCTATCTAATACAAGCGGGTCATAAACAATTTTCATTTGCAAGTGCAGTATATCGGGCTGATAGTTCACTACCGATAGGCGTACGCCCGCGTCTTTTATCTCTTGCAAATACGCCTCAAAGGCTTGCTTTTGGGGTTCGGTGATAGGTTGCAATTGCTCGCCTTGCTCGCCTGCTATTTTCACTATCAAACGCCCCTCGTTTTTGCTTTCTATTACTGCCGAGTACTTCACTATCTTACTGGCTTCTATGGCTTCCTCTGTATGTCCTTGGTTGTTGAACTTGTCGCTGTCTGGCAATAGGTCAAAGCCGTATTGAAAGGCAAGGGCTTTGCTACGATACCAACGGGCAGTGTGAGGTTTAAGTTCGGCAAGGCGTTTGTCTATATCCGCCCTATGCTGGTCGAAAAGTTTCTCCAAGCTCCATATTGCTACGGCTATAATATAGACCCACAATCGCCAAATCGCTACTTTGGAAGTACTATTGAGCTCGTTTAGTGCAGGCTCTTGGGCTTTGGCTTGGAGAATAAGGGTTTGTATTTCCTGAATGCTTCGTGCCATAGGTTAATGATTGATAATTAGGGGTTGTAAACTCTCAATACGCTGTTTGCCTTTTTCAAAGTACTCTTCGTCTATTTCGGTAGCAATGCCACGCATACCCATATTGTGAACGGCTTCCATACAGCTCATAGAGCCAGCAAAAAAGTCGGCTACTACTATCTCATTGCGGGGTTTGTCTTTGGGGATAACCAGTGCTAATAAACGCTCTAATAGGCGGACAGGTTTTTGAGTGGGGTGAAGTCGGTTATTTTTTTCAAAATTCACTTTGATAATAGAACGTTCTCGCATCCCCTCTTTGATTGACTTTAAAGTCATAGTTGGTACAGAAAAAATAACCATAGATTCTTTTGATAAAGATGTATTAAACCCGTTGGCATTTCTTTTTTTACTTATACTAATATGCCCACTTTTTAAATATTCTTTCATAAAATCCAATTCTTTAGTATTATTCAAAGCCGATTTGATACGATTAATATCCATAACCAAAGTGTCTATATTATGCTGTTTTACTTCTAAGTAAGGTACTTTTATATCAGCATTGATACTTCCTTTTTTATTTGTGTATATAGCGACTGTTTCGTGGAAGCGTTGTATAGGTAAAGTAGGAGAAGAAGTAAATCCTTTATCCCAAATTACTTCCTCTTTAAATACAAAGCCTAAGCCGTCTAATATGGTATTCCAGCGGTAAAAGGAAGTACCCCGCCCAAACATCACAATAAAGCCTTTTTTAGTAAGTAGTCGCTTGCATTCGGCAAAAAACTTGGGTTCGTCAAAAGGGCGTTCCAGCTTTTGGTTTTTGAGGTACAAGTACGGAGGGTCGATGCAAATTACATCAATACTCTCATCAGGAAGGGTTGCCATTACCTCTAAGTTATCGGCGTTGTATAATTGTAGGTTATTCATAAGGTTTTTATTCTTTACTTACTATAAAATCAAGGTTTATTGCCCAAATACTGATACCCTCAAGGCGTTTAGCAACTTGCTCATCTTCCTTAGAAAAGGCAGTTGCAGGCTGTAGGTTTTTAGCGGTGTAATAATTTAGTATATCTTTATTGCTAAAGGCTTCTGCAGGTAATACTAAGGTTTTGCCCGCTTGCACATCATCTGTGATGTTAATAGCGTTGGCTTCGGCAAACTCAAAGACGCTTTCTATCGTGCCCGTGTGTTGCAGGGCAATGTCTAATAGACTTTGATTATGTAATACTGTTATCATCGTTGTCGTTGAGCTCAAAGGTTTTATAAAACTTCTTATTAATTATCTTGAGCAGCACCTTTGCAAATCGAAAGCCTAAACAATCTAAGTTCTCCAAGAGACTCACCACGAGTTGCCATATAATAGCAATAAGCACAACCCAATACAACCAATGAAAGGGGTCGAACTCAAAACCTCCAAGACTTGGAAACTCTACATTAGCCGAGAAGGTATGCAATATATAAATAGGTACAAGATAGGTGGCTATTTTTAGGAGCATACGCCCAAACTTGCGACTCTCGTGCTTCTCGCCCCTCTTTCGGGAGGCTTGTACCCCAGTGATCCACTCAAAGATAAGTAACACTACATAAGCGGTTAGGAATAAATGGTTGAAACCAAATAAGAAGTGCACGGTGGCAAATAGTAATGATAGTATAACGTCCATTTTGATAAATAGCATTGAAAAGGTGTGACCAAAGGATGAGCGTAAGAATTCGTGAGAGTCCCTAAAGCCAAAGCCTTGTAAGATGTAGTTGAGTTTTGTCATATTATTATTTTGTTTTTAACTTATTGTACCCGTTCCAGTACTGTTAGTAGCACCAGTTTGGGCGGTGGCTGTACCTGCCGTGCTTACAGATATACCTGCGGCTACGGTTACTTCACCACTACGTACAAAGGCGTCAATAAGGCTTGCTAAGCGTTCGGCGTACTCTTCCATTGAGGCATCTGTTTTGCGTTGCATATCTTGTTGAAGGCGGATAATGCCTTGTTGAAGGGCTTGTTTGTTTAGTGCCATAGTGCGTTTATTTTGTTGTTGATTTCTTCAAACTTGGCTATGTTCTGCGGGGCAAAGTTGCCAGGACCTGCGGGAGTTTGAATGATAGCGTTTTTAAGTTCTGTTAAAAGGTCGTTTAAAAGGGTTTTAAAATCGGCTTGCTCATTTTTGAGTTGCAGTTTGCCATCTTCTATCTTTAGGGTAAAACCTCCCAATATGCATTCTACTTTCTCCAGCTCGGAGGTTCCTACTACTATTGCCGTTTCTTTGTTGATAAAAGACACACATACCAGCGAACCCACTTTGGGTTGAAAGTAGAAGCCTCCGTGCTCAAAATCTACTACTAAATACACATCGTTAATAGGTGAACTACCGTCTAAGGGACTTACATCGGCGGTTTTAGCCTCCTCATCTACAGAGGTTACCTCGCACACCTTGGCGTATAGTTCCTGCCTCGTATTGGCTAATTGCTGTATCAGTTCTTTTATCATAATGCATTCCCTAATTCAATCTTTTGTCGGTAGCCATTGGTACCAAAACTAATCTCATTTTTTTTTACTAAATAAGTACCACTATTGCCATCGGAGGCGTGTATTTCTACCATATCGCACTTGCTTACTTCGGGTACACCAAAGGTTTCAAACGAGCCCTTAAAACCACTTTGCTTGTAGCGTTCCAAAGCCTGCATTGCGTACTTCTTTAGCTCCTCCTCTGTTAGTCCGTCTATGCGGAGTTTTATTACTTCACCGTCTTTATCGCCGTACTCGTAGGTGATTTTCTTATGCTTAGCGTTGAAGCTCTGTGCCTCTACGCGTACCCTTATATCGTCTTTATCACGGTAAGTAAAGTCCTCACTGATGATGTTTTTGCCGTGCCTAAAAAGGTGTTTTTCTCGGTTATCTATAGGGTAGGCTAAGCCGATATACAACACCGATTTGCCGTCAATAAACCTAAAGTAACTACTAAGCATTACCTTGTCTTTTAACTCCTGCAACTCTTGCGATACGTTGGGCTGGGTGATACGCCAGCTACCTACTTGTATATTGTCATCAATGAGTTTGTAGCTAATATTTGTATCCTTGAGCAGATGTTCCACTATCTCTTTGAGGGTAGCGTTCTTAAAGGCTTTAGGCTCGGCTTTTAACATTTTGAGCAGGAACATACCGTCTTCGCATTTTATGGTGATAGGCACTTTGGCATCTACCGAACGGATATAACCTGCAAAGCGTACTTTTAAATCATCATCATAACCGAGCTCTACTGTAATACGGTCGCCTCGCTTGATTGGGGGTGTACCTTTTTCACTTACATAGCCTTGCCAGCGAATATTGCGTGGCAGTTTTAGTTCGCAAGTATCGGTAAGGCTTCCCATATCTTCTACAATGTTACATTCTGAAAGAGCCGTAAATACCCACTTTTGCTCACCCTCAATGGTTATTCTACTTACTAATCTTAACATACTCGTCTTGCTGTATTTGCTTTATTTCGTAAGGCTCATCGGATAGCATTTGTATTTGTACGCTTTGGCGATTGCTGTGTGTTTCCTGCTGCAATGAGAAAGAGGTAACTACTGCCGACTTGATACCAAAAGCATAGAGAAAGTCGCTTTCTACTTCCAGCGCTTCGGGAGTAGTGAGTAGTTTGCGCAAGGTTTCTAACTGACTTAGCGGGTAGTCCTGCTTTGGCAATAAAAACGTTTCGTCGGATTGCTCCCCTGGTTCGCCTTCATAATCGGTAATAGCGAGGTCGAGGGTAATGCTGTAATCACCATTGCTGATATACTCCTTAATCGTGCCGTCACGCCCTTGCAGGGGAGTAGTAACGATATTGCGTTGTTGGGTTATTGAGATAATCACTTCGGGGAACAATAAGCTGTAACGCTCGCCCTCGTGGTGGGTACTCATACGCAAGGAGGTAAGCCAAGGACGATTTTCTAGGTCACTCATCGCGACAAAATCGCCGTCAAACTTCTTAACCTCTAAAGGCTTGCCCGTTTGCATACCAAAGCGAAAAGCCAAGTTTAAGGCTACCGTTTTAGCAATTGTTTCGGGTTGGGGTTGAAAGTTAAAGTGTATCATATTCGTCAATCATTTGAGGAGGCAAAATCTACAGCTGCTGTGCGGAGAATTTCGGTAACAGCTTGCAATAACTGCTGCTTATCTATACCCTTCTCGCTATTCATATACACGTTAAAATTATCCATCATCTTGCCAATGGTAAGGTTACGCACTTTGTTTTCACTTTTGCCTTTGTCGCCTCCTACCCCCGTGCTATTCATTGTTTTGGTAGCTGCCACGCCCCCAACGGTAGGCACCGTAGGTTTGTTTTTGGTAAGGTCAAAGCTATCTTTATTTTCTACTACCGTTACCTCTTGAGGTTTATCGTCTTCTTTTTTGGTGTTAGCCTTTTCCTCATCAGAGACTAAGTCCATATTCTTGCGAAACTCCTCCACGCTTCCTGAAGCATTTGCTGCCCACTCCCAACCAGTGAGCTCGGCAACCCAGCCTAATATCTTTTGTAGTGGTGCCATTATTACATCTAATAGTACTAAGCCTATACGTTTAAAACCTGCTAAAATACCCTCAGATTTAAAAGCTTCGACGATGCTATCCCAATGTCGCTTAATCATCATAATAGCACTGATGAGCATTCCTATAGGACCTAATAGAAGTAGCATTGTACTCCCAAAGCTGTCAAAGTAAGTAATTGCTGTAGCGATATAACCGATAAGTAAGGCAACGCCCGTAATGATTAGAAATATAGGGTTCATATTCATTACAGCATTCAGTATGCCCTGTGCTACACTGAAAGCCTTGGTTACTCCAGTACAGATAGAAGTCCATAGAGCTGCACGTTTTTGGGCATCCGTAAGGTAGCTAAATGCTGTGCCTACACCTTTTACTAAAGGAGCTAAATCTGTTACTTCTTTTATCATATTGCCTATTACACTGGCATAACCAAAAGCCCCATTAGTTGCGTTGAAAATAGAAATCTTAAAATCCTCTACTTGAGCGGTAAGCCGTGCGTTCTTTTCGGCAGCTGTTTCCATAATTACTGCTGCCTGCTCTACTGCCGAGTTGGTACCCTGAATACTTTTGCTCATTGCTTCAGCTTCGTCTGCCGTATTGATAAGGGCAATGGCTGCTGACATATTCTCTTTACCAAATACTTTGGTCATTAGGGCGGTGTCGCCTTGTATCTTGCGTAAAGCCTTTAGGCGTTCGTGTAGGGGTATGCTGCTATCGGCTAAATAGTCGGTGCTAATGCCTGCAGCTTTGAGTCCGTCGGCAGCGAGTTTAGAGGTAAAGCGACCTTCAGAAAGAGTTGTCAGTACATTGCGCAAGGCTACCCCTCCCTCACTACCTTTTTTGCCCGCTTGGTCTAATAGCTGAATATAGGCGTTGGTTTCAGCAAATGATAACCCTGTAGTCTTTGCTACCATACCCACCTGCTCTAATGCCTGCTTGATTTGTGGGAGTTCAGCCGAGCCATTCTGGGCAGCTGCCGACATTATGTTCATCATCTCCGTCATCACCTTTGCCGCCTTGATAGGGTCTTCCATACTCACCCCAAATTGGTTCAGCGAGGTGTTGAGTACATCAGTAGCTGCTATGGTATCGCCTCCCATTTGCTTGGAGAGGATATTCACATTCTCGCCCATCAGCTTCATTGCCTCGCTGTTCTTAGCAATATCGGGGCTAAGCTGTGAAAGCATCATCTTATAGGCTTCCACATTATCTACTGCTGAAGTACCAAAGGTTTTAGCGGTATCACGCGCCGCCATTTCTATGGCTTTCAATCCCTCTCCTGTAACGCCCGTGATTGCCGAAAGTTCAGCGAGGTTCTTTTCAAGGGAGATACCAGGTGCAGAAAGATTACCAAGAGAAGCAGCTGCCCTATCGGCAAAGTCCAGCATAGCAGCAAAATTCACTTTTGAAAGGTTCGCACTCTCTTGAATACTTTGCGATACCCCCTCAATGGCTCGTGTAGTATTTTCAGAAAAGGTGTTAAGGGTTTGATTAATTTGGGTAATCTCTGCCTGCAAAACATCCATATTTCTGAACAAAGCGAGAAACACGGCAGAGACTTGGCTATCGCCTGCAACATTGAAATTTATACCGTAATTAAACGTATTATTCATTTTAAATTTGTATCTTTGCCGTGTTAAACATTTTATACTATGAAAGCATTCTACTGGATAATATGTATTGCAACTATCTTCTTAACCCTTATAGGGTTTCTCTGCCAATGGTTATTTGACTTCGGAGGTACTACAGCAGGCTATAGCTTGCTCACTCTCGTGGTGTTGATAGTATTAAACTTCCTCACCAATGGATGGTTTGACCTACCCACCCATAAGAACCTTAAATAATTCGGCTTGGTTTTGCATACGCCAATGCTCTAACCACATTGCTTGGGCATAGAGCTTACACCACTGACTGGCTTGCAGACTTTCGGGGTCTACCCCAAAGTTAGCACGAATCAGTGCCTCAGCTTTCCACTCTTCTTTCTCACTGGGCTCACATTGTAGTGAGCCTATAAGTTTTTTGCGGTTGCCTTGGTGTTTTGCACCCTCACCATTAGGGCTTCTACAGCTTTGAGTTTGAGTAAATCACGCTTTTCAATGGCTTCATCGGCTTTTACTACGTAATTCACGTATGCAGCTTGTGCAGCTTTTACCTCGTCTGTCTTAGAGATTTTGGTAATAGCTTCTAAGTGCTTAAAGGTAGGCTCTTTGAATATCACTTGGTGTGTAACACCTTCGGCTGACACTTCTACTAAAACGAGCTCGCCGTGTTCCTCTTTAAGGGTTTGTATTTCGGTTTCTGATAGCCCACAAATGGTAGCAGGTTTTTCACCGAAAGCGTAAGGGTTGTCTTCTACAAACATAAACGTTTCTTTTTCCATAATAATTAAATGCTTTTATCCACTACGTGGCTTACAATGAGTGGTAATTCTACTTCTTTGTGCATATCGCCCTCTTTCCACTCAAAAGGTGTTTTTTGAAACTCACAATTCTTTAGTATATGAGTTACCAAGGGCTGATTATCGGGCTGATAGTTCACCGTGATAGGGAAAGGCGCAATACGGTGTAATTGTCCTTTAGGGGCTTTGGCTTTCAGAGCCATTGCCGTTGAGGCAAGAACAGTGATAGAAGCGGTAGTCTTCACTCTGCCATACCCACGACTCACAGGGTGGCGACCTGCACCATATACGTTCTCTTTTTCTTGCTCCTCTTCGTACTTTATGGCAACAATACCCGTAACGGGTACGCCCCCGATAGTGCAGATGATATCTGCCCATCCGTATTCTCTTCCGTTGATAAGGGGTTCTAATTCTAACATTTTTAAAGTCCTTTTAAATGGTTATTAAATTGCTATACATTAAGTGCAAAGCCAATAGCTACTTCTATCTCACGCATAGTGCCTACGGGTACTATTTTGAGTACTACCTCCAATTTGGAGGTTTGCAAAATACGCTGGCGTGGGTTGATATACACTTTGTACCCACTGAGCTCACCATTGCGCTTCATTGCATCTAAAGGCTCCTCACAAAGAGCACTAATAGCCGATACAGTTGCTGTTTGTAGATTGCCCGTGTCAGGGTCAATATAGGCAGGTCCTGAAATCTTAGGAACGAGTACGTGGTTTAGCTCGCGGATAGCCTTGTCGATGGTGCGGTTATTCTCTATATAGGCAAAGTCGCTGGTAGCAGCTGTAGCGGTGAAGCTATCGTTGAAATACGTACCCGCATTGCCTGCATACTGGGTAAGGAAAATATACCCTTTGCCGTGTAAGGCTTCTACTTGTGCAGGGGTTAGGCTGCCAAGCTTGGTGCCCTCGGCTAAAGCGGGGACATCTAACTCAAGGGCTTGCAATGTGTCGCCTGTAAGGGCTTTGTTGTAAGCTGTGCTCACTAAATTCTGTTTTTCTACCCACGCAATACTCTCTTGTACTTGGGCTTTGGAAATGGCTCCAAGGGCAGCTCCTATACAACCTACTGCAGGGGTAGTTTGTGCGATATAAGCCCCTCGCCCTGCTCCGTCTTGTCCTATGACTACGCTCACGAGTTCGGCACTTTTGGTGCGCAAATCGGGGAGGTTAGCAATATCTTCGGCTTTGAGTTTAAAGCTATACAAAAGGCTTGCAGGGGTGATACGTTTGGCTAACTCCTTGCCGATAGCGTTCAGCTTGCTAAGGGCGTTGTCTAAGCCCGAAAGTTCGGTTTTGAAGTCGCAAATGGCAATTTGTCGGAGTTTTCCCTGGGCGAATGCTTGCAGGGTTTTTACTTCGGTATAATTACCATCAGCACTTGCTACTGATTGCACGTATAGCTTTGCCCCTTCGTTGATACGAAAGAACTCGGATATATGATAGTGCAATACGGGGTTTGCTGTGTGGGTAATCCCTTTGCCTGCTAATTCCTCTACTGAAAGCAATAAGGTAGGGGCAACGGCTGTTTCGCCATAGACGATGAGCCCAGAGATATGGTCTTCACCTGCGAGCTCACGCCCTAAGCCACCGTTTTTTCTTATGAATTTTACTCCGTTCATTGTTTAGCGTTTGTTTTGTTTGTTAGGTTTGAGTTCAAAACGTGGTTTGTCTTGCTCTTCAGAGGGGTCTAAGTTTTCTGAACTATCAGAGTTTTCTGAGGGCTCTCGGTTTTCTGAACTATCAGAGTTTTCTGAAGGCTCTCGGTTTTCTGAACTATCAGAGTTTTCTGAACTATCAGAGTTTTCTGAAGGCTCTGGGCTTTCTGAATTATCAGAGTTTTCTGAGGACTCTGGGTTTTCTGAATTATCAGAGTTTTCTGAGGACTCTGGGTTTTCTGAATTATCAGAGTTTTCTGAGGGTTCTGGGTTTTCTGAAGGCTTCTGTGTTTCAGTAACGACCTCATTTTTTACTTCCTCTTTTTCTGTAGCTTCTTCTGTACGTACAACTTTTTTTACCTCTTTATTTTTGAGGGTTAGGGCATAGTTTTGTGCGCTATTTTCGGTGTAGAAGTATTTGCCATCAGCGGTTTTGTAGGCTACATCTAAATTGGGGTTATCATTGAATATGGTATCCATAGATTTTCTGTTATTAGTAAGGGGGGGAAGGTTACAGAAAAAGCGTTTTAATTGAGTTACTTTGGGGCTTTTCTGAGGCTTCCCCTCCTTTTTGGGTTAAACATTATTTCAGTGCAGCGATGTACTTTTTCTCCAAAGGCAAAGCAATGAAGTAGTGGCGATACGCCAAGAGGTTTGCTTGGTTTTGGGTATCTTGCTTAGCCTCTGAGTAGTACTGCTTAGTAAGTCCTGTTTTTTTACGTACAGCGTCTACGACAAAGGCTACTGAAGCGGGTTTATCGGTACTTGTAGGCACTTGGTCGAAAGCTATTTTTTGTCCTGTGGCATTGTAGTGAGGGTGCTGTTCGTAAGTTTTGATTTCAAAGCCTGCAATCACTGGTGATACTTGTCCGTTGCGATAGTTGATAAGCTGGTCGCCGAAACGTTCACGGTCTTTGAGGAGGGCGTTGTAGTGGTCGTAACACAATACAAGGCGGCGACCTTTGAGAGGCCATTTTGCTTTATCACATTTTTCTTTGAGGGCTACAATGTCGTTGTAAGTACATTCAGTACCTGCAATGGTGAGGACTGGAGTAGCAGCGGTGTTTTGGTCGGGAGCGATAGCGTGTAGTGCTTTCTTGAACTTAGTAACGCTGATCTCATTAGTGTGGCTACGGGTAACCGCATCAATTTTGTTGTAACTTGCTCCGATGGTTTGGTCGTCGGTGACCTTAGTTGGTTTTGTTTGATACTTGTCCAATTTTACTACTACTTCGTTGTCAGTGTAGTCTTGGATAGCGAGGGGGTATGTACTGTTATTAATCAGTACATCGGGTTTGAACTCAGTAGTAGGGATGTGAATTACGTTGTGTTCGCCCATTTGGGTTACATCGCCATCGAGTTCTTGCACGCCGTCTAAGAAGTCGGCATCGGCTCCTTGTGAAAGGGTTTGTCGTACGCGTGCCTCCCATATTTCTGGAAAATTCATTGCCATAGTTAATTCTGTTTTTAAAAGGTTTTTAAATATTATTTAAACGCTTACTGTGCTACGGAGTTAAATAGAAGCAACCAATTTTTGGTAGGCTTCAGGGTTGCTGTTTTTGAAAGCCAACTTCTCATCTAAGGAGAGTTTTTGAAAATCGTCCATAGTAGTTACTCCAGTGGTTCCTGCGGGTGTGGTAACACCTGTACCAAAGCTCTTTTTAGTAGGCAAAGCTTCTAAAGTAGCTTTTGCCAACTCAAAATCTTTAGCCGCTAAATCAGCAAATGTTTGTCGTTTATCAGCGGTGATTTTACCGCTTTTTACTGCCTCGTCAAGCATTTGGACAGTAAGGGCTGCTTTTTGTGCTTTTTCTTTATTTACAAAAGCATTAAGCTGATCTTCTGAAAGGGTGAGTTTTTCTTGCAGTTCGTCTCGTGATTTAGAAAGTGCCAAGATAGCAGACTCTATTTCATCTGCTGATAGCTCCTTGGTGTTGGCACTCATACCCAAGGCTACTAAGGCTAATTGTGTAAGTTGTATCTTCATATTGTTATCTGTGTTAATTGTTTTATCCGTCAATGATAGGCATAGCTCATTTATTTCTTTTTCGGTAAGTTCTTTGCCGTCCATTTGCAAGCGCAAAGCGTTGGCATTGCTGGGTACAGCTACTATAGATACTTCAAAAAGGGAACAGTTTTTAAGCACCATTTCTCCGTTTTCATTAGCTAAATCTTTCTTAGAAAACATTATTCCCATACTTGCCCCCTTGATAATACCTCTTTCTACCTTTCCTGCTATGAGTTTAGCATTGTCGTCCTCCATATCAAATATAGGTTCAGCGAGCAATTTACCCCCTTCAAGGGTGATGTCTTTCCAACTTCCTATAACATTCTGATTACTCTGAATGTGCCCATCAAGCATTACAGGGTTGAGTTTGAAGCGTGTTAGATCAATTCCTGCAGTTAGGATTCTAAAGCCGTAAGAATTGACCACTGCTTCATCATTCAATATAAATTTAGGCATAGGCTTTCATTTTTTTTTGTTAATCATTTTCGGGGCAAAATTCGTGAGCTTCTGTCGAGTGTGCAAATAGTTGTTTAAGGGTTGAACAAAACTGTTCAAGGGTTGGACAAAGTTGTTCAATGACTGAACAACTTGTTTTATAAGTGCCATAATTGTAGGAATTTTGCCACAAAAAATGGCAAGAAATAAAGAACAAACACGTATTAAGGCAGAACAATATTATATTGAAAATATTGAAGTTACCCAAGCAGAGGTTGCGGAACTCTACGGGGTTCGCCCTGCTACTATTGGCGAGTGGGTAAAGAAGTATGAATGGGAAGACAAGCGTTTGAACTTCCACGCTTCGCCTACTATTATCAAACAGAAGTTACAAGCTGAGACTATTAGGGTAATGAACGGACAAGAGCCTACTTTCTCGGCATCTGATGTAGGTAAACTAATGGCTGCCTTAGATAGGTGCGAAACGCAAGCAGACCCTACTACTGTATATAAAGTGCTGAAGGAACTGGATATGTTTATATCACAACAGGACGCGGGTTTTGCCGCTCAATGTACCAAGTATCACAAACAATTCTTACAACTAAAAATTAAAAATGAGCAAGAACGATAAGATATACGCTAAACTCTTAGCTGATTACGACAAACATTGCCTGCTGATAGCCAAAGCTACATCGGTGAATATACACGAAACAGCCAAAGAAAAAGCGGCTCGTATTAAGAACTTGGAGAGCGATTATGTACGTTGGTTTGAGTACTATTTCCCTAACTATGCTAAACAGAAGTGTGCGTGGTTTCACGCTAAGTTGGCTAAGCTGATAGTAGATAATAAGCGACTGCGCTTGCTTGCCGAGATGTACCGTTCGGCGGGGAAGTCGGTGCATATAGATATGGGCATACCGCTGTACTTGTACTTTGCTAAGGGTGATTTGCGTTTTATGCTTTTGGTGGGGGAGACTGAACCCAAGGCTAAGAAACTGCTGTCGGGCATACAGGCACAGTTGGAACACAACAACCGCTTGCAGAATGATTACGGGAAGCGGGCATCGGCGGGGGACTGGTCGGATGGTTCGTTTGTTACTAATGATGGGGTTCGGTTTATGTCGCTTGGTTTTGGACAAAACCCGCGAGGGGCACGGGAGCAAGCAGAACGCCCCGACTATATAGTGGTAGATGATGTGGATAGCAAGAAGTCTATCCACAATGACCGTATTATGCGGGAAAGTGTAGACTATATCACCGAAGATGTATGGGGGTGTTTTGACAGTGAGGACAACGCTACTGAACGCTTTGTGTTTGCTAATAATAACTTCCACAAAAACTCAATCACGAACCGCCTTAAAACGTACTTTAATGAGGTGATTAACACGCCACAAGAAGAGCAGAACTACGAAAGTAATATCGCTCAAGGTCGCACCTTGTTTAAGATACTTACGGTGTGTGCGGTGAAAAACTTGCAGGACTTTACGCCTGAGTGGGTAGAGAAGACTTCGGCAGAGTACTGGCGTAATAAGTTTAAGAGTATGCCTTACCGCTCGTTTATGCGGGAGTATATGCACACACATATTGAGGATGGAGCTATCTTTAAGTACGAGGATATTCAGTATAAAAAGGCATTGCCACTTTCTAACTATGATAACCTGTGCTTCTATGGGGACTTGTCGTATAAGGAAAATGCGGACTACAAAGCCTTGATTTTGGTGGGCAATATAGGCAAGGAGTTTCATATACTGCTGTGCTATATGCAGCAAAAAAGCCGTGCGCATTGTGCTAAATGGCTGTATGACCAGTATGAGAAGTATCGCTTAGACCGCTACAATATCCGTTATATGATTGAGGGTTTGTTTGCAATGGACGAGTTTGTAAGCGACTTTGACCAAGAGGGCGACAAACGGGGGTATTATATCCCTATTGTAGCCGACAAACGCAGCAAAGCTGATAAGTTCGACCGTATAGAGAGCCTTGCGGGCTATTTTGAACGCAAAAATGTGTGGTTCAATAGTGAGCAGAAAAACGCGGATATGCAGGTGCTTATTGACCAGTTTTTAGCCTTTGAAAAGGGTTCGGGTGCTCACGATGATGGACCCGATGCCGTGCACGGTGCTTTTAAATGGCTCATAGGTCGCAACAGGCAAAGTAGCAACCAATACGCTTTCGGGGCGAGAGTTAATAACCATTATTGATATGTTTTTAGTAAAAGAAGATTTAAAGAATAACATTTACTCCTACCAAGTGGAGCAGATAACCGAAGGGGACGATACTATAGTAATGCAGGCGTTAGATACTGCTGAGCAGGAGGTAAAATCGTACTTCTACACCAATGATAAAAAGGAGTACCTTGATGGTCGCCCTCGATACGATGCGGAGGCTATCTTTGCCAAACGTGGGGAAGAGCGCAACGCCCTTGTGGTGAGTTTATGCCTATCGGTAGCGAAGTGGTATATTGTGGATCTGTGCAATGCTGATATTATCTATGACCACGCCAAAGAACGCTACGACAGGGCGATAGAGTACCTTAAAAGGCTCGCTAAGGGTGAGGTGAATATCAGTTCACTACCTATTGTGCCTCGTACAGAGGAAACAGAAAAGCAAATAACCCCTTTTGTATATGGTTCTCGTAAAAAGTACAATCACGAATAAATGGGGACACCTGTAGGCAATTATTATGAAAGATATAACCGTAACAACTGAATATGATTTGGAGGTAGTAGGGGGCGACTTTGTCGCTAATGAAAGTACTGCCCAACACGTGGAGTTCCTTTTCCTGTCCAAGCAAGGAGAGTGGAAGGAGTCGCCTATTACAGGTTGTAATATTCAGCAGGCACAGAATGGTAGTATTACCCGCGCCCTTGATAGGCATATACGCATCCAATTAGAAGCAGACGGCTTTAGTGCCGAAGTACTACAAATCACCGAAAAAGGTATTAACGTTAAAGGAAAATACAAGCAATGAAACCCTATAAGAACTATAAGAAACCTAAAAAAGCAAGCAATAACACTCTGCAACCTACCCGCAATATCGTCCCTAAGGCAATGGCACGTACCCGTGCCGATGTACTCACGTGGAAAAATGCAATGGCAATGGCAGAGAACGTAGAGAACCCCAAAACGTTCCCCTACTATAATCTCGTGCGTGATATGATGCTTGACGCGCATACTACCTCACAAATAAAGAACCGAAAGCTAAAGACTATTTCGGCAAACTTCAGCATACAGAAGGCTAATGGTGAGACACACGAAGAGCTAACACGCCAACTGCAAAAGTCTGTTTGGTTTAATGAGATTATAAGCCATATATTAGACAGTGAGTACTTTGGCTATACCCTTATAGAGCTCAATCGGCAGGTAGCACCTGCGGGCAGTAATGAGGTGCCTTTTTCGGATGTAGAAGTAACTTTAGTACCCCGCCAAAATGTAATACCTCAAAAGGGTATTATCCTAAAGGACTATACCGATGATAGAGGTTTAGACTATATAAACGCCTCTGAGTACGGCACGTGGTTGTTAGATTTTGGTAAGGCGGGTGACTTGGGGCTTATCAATCAGGCAATACCGCATATACTTTTCAGTCGTTTTGCGCAAAGTTGCTGGTCGGAGTTGTGCGAGATATATGGCATACCTCCCCGCGTAATGAAGACAAACACCCGTGACCGCCAAGCCCTTGCACGTGCTGAGAAGATGATGACCGATATGGGGGCTGCCGCGTGGTTTATCATTGACGAAACCGAGCAATTCGAGTGGGCAACCAATGGGGTACCCGCTACAGGTGAAGTGTATAACGGACTCATAAAACTGTGCCGTGATAATATTTCGCTACTCATTTCGGGGGCTATCATAGGGCAAGACACTAAGTATGGTAGCAAAGGCAAAGAAGTAAGCTCGCAAGATATGTTGCAAGCCCTTGTCGATGCCGACCAAACAATGGTAGAGCAGTATATGAACGATAAAGTACTACCTGCTCTGTACGCCATTGGGGTACTCCCCGAAGAGGGCTTATCGCTCGTGTATGACCAAGCAGAGGACTTGGGCGAACTATGGACACGCACTAAGGAAATACTGCCTTATAAAGAAGTATCCGATGAATGGCTCAAAGAAAAGTTCGGCATTGAGGTTACAGGGCAAAAAGCCCCTGCTGGCAATTTGCAACTATCACAAAACAGCCTGCCGATGCTATCGGCTTTTTTCGACTAAGCCCCGAAATTATGCCCGCGGTGGCTCACCGCTATTTCGGGGCTATGCACCAAAGTCTAAGCCTACAATATGCGCCCTGTGATTGTGAGGCGTGCCAAGAGGCACAGCTATCCTCTCCCCCTACCCCTCCCCAAAAGGGAGGGGAG